GTAACTTTGTAGGAACTTCGAGGGAACGACTTTCACTGTTGGATGCAATATAATCATTATAGCGGCAGAAAAACGCCCCGAAGTGACACATTGTTTTTACTATACCATACTCTGGGGAATAAATAAACAATATATTTGTGGAAACAGATAATTATTTCGTTTTTTATGTCGTAAAAAAGCTCGATGCTTCTTTGTAAAGCAGAGAACAACCCAATATTCACCTTAACCAATTTGCAGCCTAACCATCGGAGGAAAGGATGCAAGCCGAAACGGAGAAACCGTTTGGTTTGTATGCTTTCCTCCGATTATTTGCATATAAACTCAGCAGATTCCTCCGTTTCGAGACAACAACAAACGGAGGAATTTTTATGTCAAACCAAGCAAATCAGAACCAACCCGCCGAACGCGCAATCTACCTCAAGGACTTGCACCAGTGGGTGCCGGTCAGCAAGACCGACTACGACAACTACTACCGAGACATCAATGCCTATCGCCGCAGACAACAGGAACACGGCCGCTGTGTCTGCCCTGCAAGCAAGCGCTATCTCTGCGATATGGACTGCTGCACCTGCCGTTTTCGCAAGGGTGGCGATGAGCTTTCCCTTGATTACACCGTTACCGACGAGGACGGCAACGAAAAAAGCTGGCTCGATAACTTACCGGATGATGGCCCTTGCACTCAGTCAATTTTGGAGGAGCGTGAACTACTGGACGCGCTTATATGCAAGCTGGACAAGCTCGACCCCGACGGTCGCCGCATCTGCGAGCTTCTGCTTCAAGAAAAGTCGGAACGCGAGATAGCTGCCATCATGGGTATTTCTCAGCAATCCACCATTAACTACAAAAAGAGAAAGGCGTTTGAGACGCTGCGGGAGCTCCTGCGCGACTACATATGATACCGCACCATCATTCTCCGGCTGCCTGTTTTGGTGGCCGGAGATAAACTTTTCCGGATTTTCGTTCAAACAACATTCTCACCTCCATTGGGTAGTGGAAAGAGCAAAACGACAAGCGCTCCTTCCAAGGAGGTGAAACGAATGTATAAGGCACAGACAAGTCCACGGAGCTGCGCAGCAGATGATGAGCTCGTAGATGTTCTCACTGCGATCAGCGTTGTATCCATGCGGCTGGCAAGAAAATTGACCTTGCTCGCCGGACAGAGCCAATCCAAGGAAGGAGGAAAACCTCATGAGCAAAATGAGCGAAATGGCCGAGACCATCAAAGAACTGCGCAGTGCCGCTGCAGCTATTAACGAAGCCGCTGCGTGGCTGACAGAACAGTTCAGCAGCAATGAGCCCTCACCGGAACCTACACCCACCGAGCCGGTACTTACACTGGTAGCGGTCAGAGCAGTCCTTGCGGATAAATCTCGTGCTGGCTTAGTGAAAACTGCGAGGAGGTTTAAATCATGTACGCTATCACAGAAAAGGAAAAAAATATCGATGGCACCACTATCACGACCTTTAGCCGTGACATATACAGCGCAAATGTTCTCGAAGTCGAGGCTGGCACCAACGGATATAAGGGTGGAGATACCGGCCACGGCAGCCGTACTTACTTTCGCATCGAGAATGCCGGAGGCACTGACATTGAAGCGCATCTGATCGGGCCGTATGGCACAGATGGCATAGAGGTGTCTCTCGGCGGCGACTGCGAGCTTGAAACGATTATCACCGCACTCAAATTCATCACCAAGGTGCTGGAGGATGGCGCAACGGAGGTGAACGACTGATGTTCACCGTTTATCACTCCGATTTTAACGGGAACCCCGGCAACTGCTCCTATCCGCACAAAGTGGAGATTACCGATTCGGCGTCCCTAACTGCCGCAGTTGGTCGTGACTATGTGTGCGCGGAGTATAAGAATAACTACCGCAACGGCGAAAACTTCATCGGCAGCGATTGCTTACCAGTTGACTGCGACAATGACCATTCTGAAAACCCGCAAGATTGGGTGCTGCCCACCGATGTTATGGAGGCATTTCCCGGCGTAACCTTTGCCGTTCATTACAGCCGATCGAATATGCGCGAGAAAAACGGTAAGCCTGCTCGGCCGAAGTTTCATGTTCTGTTTCCCATTGAACACGTTACAAACGCGGCTTGCTACAGTGATATGAAGAAGCTGGTCAACGCCATCTTTCCATATTTCGATACCAAGGCGCTGGATGCCGCTCGTTTCTTCTTCGGCACCAATTCGCCGGAGGTTGAGATTTACGAAGGCGGCATGAACTTGAGCGAGTTTCTGGAGGGCGACGATTTCGATGCGGATATGACCAGTGGCCATTGCGCCACTCAAGTCATACCGGAAGGAAGCCGCAACGCTACCATGTCCCGCTTCGCCGGTCGCGTTATCAAGAAGTATGGCGACGGTGATGCAGCATATCAATGCTTTATGGAAGAAGCCGCAAAATGCTCACCACCGCTTGAGGATGGCGAGCTTCAAACCATCTGGCGTAGCGCCCAGCGGTTTTTTGCGAAGGTGCAGCAACAGGACGGATATTTTGAACAGAAAAACTCCACAGAAAAGTGGCGTAACATGTCTCAGAGTAGTGAGGTTAACGCCTTGTTCCGCTTACGCGCCATACCGGGCTTCGAACTGACCAACCGCCACGTTATTGCCTGTGAAGGCAAACGCTACAATATATACTCGGTTGAAAATGTAAAGGGCCGAGGAATGTATCTTGAAGTATTGGCGGTGAGTGCCGATGGCTAAAGTTGATTTCAAAATGCCGGAAGACTTCCTCCTAAAGGTGTCAAAGCTGGCTGAAAAAACCGACGAAATCGTACCAAAGGTTCTTGAAGCCGGTGCCGAAGTCGTATATGACAAGGTAAAAAGTAACCTTTCTTCTGTGGTCGGTAAAAACACGAAGATTGAAAGCCGTTCCACTGGCGAACTTGAATCAGCGCTTGGCGTATCTCCGGCCAAACAGGACAGGGATGGTAATTTCAACGTGAAGATAGGCTTCAAAGAGCCCCGCTCGGACGGAGGAAGCAACGCCAAAATTGCAAACATCCTCGAATATGGCAAGCATGGTCAGACTCCGAAACCTTTTCTGAAACCCGCCAAGAGTAAATCAAAAGACGCTTGTATCGAAGCTATGACAGACAAGCTAGAAAGCGAGATTGAGAAGCTATGAGTATATTATCCGAATTGAACGCACTATTTGAAACCATAAATATCCCTGTTGAAACGGGTGTCTTCAGCGGCGTGCCTCCCGATGAATATTTGGTGCTGACACCCTTAAGCGACACCTTTGCTGTTTTCGGAGATAATAAACCGCTTGCGGATATAAAAGAGGTCAGAATTTCGCTGTTCAGCAAAAACAACTATATTCAAAGAAAGAATCAGCTTGTGAGGATGCTCCTCCAGGCTGATTTTGTTATAACCGACCGCCGGTATATCGGATATGAGGACGATACTGGCTATCACCACTACGCCATCGATGTGGCGAAATATTATGATTTGGAGGTATGACTATGGCTACCATTGGATTGGATAAGCTTTTTTACTCAAAAATTACCGAAGATACAAGTGGTAACGAAACCTATGCCACGCCTGTCGCGCTTGCCAAAGCCATCAAAGCGGATCTCTCGGTGGAACTCGCAGAAGCAACGCTGTATGCGGATGACGCCGCTGCGGAAGTAGTTAAAGAGTTCAAGCAGGGCAAGCTCTCTCTCGGCATTGACGATATCGGGGTATCCGCCGCGCAGGCCTTGACTGGCGCTGCTGTGGACGATAATAACGTGCTGGTATCGGCAAGCGAAAACGGGGGATCACCGGTGGCAATCGGCTTCCGGGCCAAGAAAGGAAACGGCAAATACCGTTACTTCTGGCTATACCGCGTTATTTTTGGCGTTCCCGCCACGAATCTCGCCACCAAAGGCGATAGTATCACCTTTTCGACCCCGACCATCGAGGGTACGGTCATCCGCCGCAACAAAGAAGACGATCAGGGCAACCATCCGTGGAAATCGGAAGTCAATGAAGATGACGCCGGGGTTCCGGCAGCCATAATTACCGGGTGGTACACGCAGGTTTACGAGCCGTCCTTCACCGAAGGCGTATAAGGAGGACTGACCTATGGATAATGACAGAAGCGCGGCAATCAGCATCGGCGGAGTCGAATACCGGATGGTGCTGACTACCCGCGCGACAAAAGAAATAGCCAAACGATACGGCGGTCTCGCCGATCTTGGCGATAAGCTCATGAAAGCTGAAAACTTCGAAATGGCGCTCGAAGAGGTTGTATGGCTCATTACGCTTCTTGCCAATCAGTGTATACTGATCTATAATCTTCAAAACCCAAAGGGCAAGAAAGAACTGCTCACAGAAGAAATGGTCGAACTGCTCACGTCGCCCCTGGAACTTTCAACATATAAAGACGCCATCCTTGAGGCTATGCTGAAGGGGTCGAAGCGTAATGTCGAAAGCGAGGATGAACCATCAAAAAACACGGAGGCCGGATAAGCGACGATGAGTTGTTTACCCGGCTTCTCTATAACGGAACGGTGCATCTGAATCGCTCGGAAGATGAAACCTGGCTTACGCCCATCGGCCTGCTGCTTGACCTTTGGGAGTGCCACAAGCAGTGGAACGGGCTGGCGAAGCCCAAGAGAGAATTCTATATTGAAGACATTATCCCATACGGCATATGATTGTTTTAATAGAAACCTACCATTTTGCGGCTCATTTTGGTACAATAGGGAAAATAAGAACGCATATGGCGAAATGCATGGATGGGAGTATCATCTTATGAAAAAGCAGATCAGTTCATGGCACGTTGGAATAGCTGCGGAGGCATTTGCGGCCGGATTATTCGCACGATGCGGCTACGATGTATCTGTTCAATATGGAGCGAATCAGCCGGAATATGATCTGATTGTAGTTAAAGGCGACCTGATGCTGAAGGTGTCGGTAAAAGGCAGCCAGGACGGTGGCTGGGGACTGACGCAAAATTTCAAGAAGGACTCGACATAAGGCGGGCGGTGAAGCGGCAAAGAACATGCTGGGCATGGTACTGCTTCCCCAGCTTCAGATACTTGCCGATGACGGGGTCTCACTGCTCGGGGACTTCACAAAAGGACTATCCGATGCCGATGGGGATTGGACAAAGATCAGTGAAGTGATTGGCAATACGGTCGGAAACCTTGTCAATATGCTGATGGAAAATCTGCCGAATCTTATTCAGGTGGGGCTTGACATTGTAACCTCCATCGGCGGGGCGATTGTCACGAATCTTCCCGTTATCATCGATTCGGCGGTGCAGATTATTATGACGCTTTTGCAGGCGTTGATTGCCGCGCTTCCCCAGATTACGGAGGGTGCGTTGCAATTAGTTATTGCATTGGCGCAGGGTATCATAGATAACCTGCCTCAGCTAATAGAAGCGGCAATACAGATGATCGTCACGCTGGCGACGGGCCTTGCCGATGCTTTGCCGGAACTGATTCCTACCATTGTACAGGCTATCATTCTTATCTGCGAAACCCTTGTAGCTAATATGGATAAGATTCTCGAAGCCGCGATGGCGATTATCAAGGGCCTCGCAGAAGGCTTGTTAAACGCGCTTCCGCAGCTTATTCAAGCATTGCCCGAAATCATCACCGCGATTATCAATTTTATTACGGACAACCTGCCGCAGATCATTGAAATAGGCTTAGAACTCACTGTTGCTCTCATTAGCGGCTTAATCGGTGCTATTCCCCAGCTCGTTGCCGCGCTTCCGCAGATTGTGTCCGCCATTATCGAGGGGATTGGCAAAGCGGTTACTTCCGTAGTTGAGATTGGAAAAAATATTGTGCGTGGCCTATAACATTCTTATGGAGCTTGCTTCCTGGACCGGCGACCCGCAGCTTTTCCGCCACTGCAATAATGGTTTTTCTTCCGTCTTCCTTCATAAACTCCAGCGAGTTTTCCGGAATCTGAAGCTTTCTTGAACTGCCTGTCTTCGGCTTATTCTCATCCGCAACCTTCTTGATTTTTGGCAGCGATGCCTTTTCGACGGGCTTACCTGCCCTGACCTTTGCCCAATAACCACGATCCGGAAGAGGAACATCCATTCTCTTACACATGCTCCTAATGGACCAGTCCGTAGTTCCGTACTTTTCAGCTACGACTGAAGGCGGATTTTCCCATACTTCCGCATACAATATATCTCTATTATTTATCCCGGTTGCGGAAGGAGACTTGATATATACTTCAAGCGGCACCTTATCGTCTTCCGGGAAAGAAGCAACTGCTATCTCAGTATTTCCTTCTTCTACCTTCGGCAATTTTGGTTTCTCCGGTTGCTTAACTTCTGGAGGCGCTTCAATCGGTTTTTCTTCTTTCTGTGTTTTTCTTTGTTTTTCTGGTATGCCTGCATTGAATGTAACTTTTAATATTTCGGATTCTGGCAGAGGTGTCCTTTCAGCAGGTCTTCCCATTTCAACTTTTGTCCAGTATCCAGATGGAGGGACAGGAATTGCGTTTTCTCGGCAGGTGGAAAGGAAATTACCATAATTGATATCATATTTCCGCGCGACTTTTGCAGCCGACTCAGTCCAGATTTCTTCATAAACGGATTTTCTATCAAGGACCAATTCTCCCACTTCAGGGGTCACCTCCTCTTCGTGAGCATTTTGCTTGCCGTCAACTTTTTTATTGTTTTCATCAAACAATGAATTGAATAGCGTTATCCCTCCTATCCTTCGTTTTCTTTTAATAGAAAAAGCAGGTCCTGCTTCATTTCCTCAAAATTCTTGATAATAGTGCTGAGATTATCCTCTATGTTTTTAACCTGAACTTCATTGATCTTGCCATGCTTATAAGCGATGAGCCTCTCCGGGACTATGACATATGTCCAGCTGTCAGAATATCTGTTTCCGTCTTCCTTCTTGGCAGCAAAGCCTATAGGAAGAAGCGCGTTTCTCATTCCTAAGGTAACGGAGTTTGCAGATATTCCAAGATATTTTGCCGCAGTCTGTATTGTAATCTTGTTCATATCCCGGATATCGTCATCTGTTAGCTTGTCCATGCATTCACCTCCTTCCTGTTATCCTCATATTAGCAAATCAAATGACCTTTTGGCAAAGAAAAAACTTCATTTTGAACCCCCTCTGCAAATCTGCACCCCCTGTATCAGCCAATTTTGCACCCCCTTGATCTTTCTATCAAAACATGCGTCCTTTGCCAATAAAGAAGTCTTGAGAAATCAAGGCTTCTTTT